TCGTCTTTTTCTACTTTCAAGTCTTTTACCCGTCTGTTTAGCGGTATATGGTCGAATACGTGGCGCTTAAGTATTTCGTCGCGTAAGTCTAGGTCTTCTTCTAGAAGGTGTGCGTTCCAATGAGCTCGGCGTATTTCGTCTTCTACCATTTCGATAGGTGTGTTAACTAGGCAGTAAACTAGTAAAGCTTCTGTTTTACCAGTTAGTTCCATATAGCCTTGTAACTGGTAGTAGTAGTCTTTGGTAGGTATTTCTGTAGCAAAAAACGGAAAAGTAGTAGCATCCCAGCTAGACTTAACATCTAAAAGTATGTCGTCCGTGTTTACGTCTGGAGTTCCAGTCAAGAAGTCGTTTGTAAAGTGTTCTTCGTTCTTCCAAATTAGACCTAATTCTAGCGCTTTAGACGCCATTTCTATAGCTTCGCCTTCTACTAGGTTGCCTTTGTCTGTATAACGGCTGTAGAACGGCTTAATTACGCCGTATTTCGCACGCAGTACTTCTTCTTCTATGTAGGTTTTAGCTGTTTGGCTTAATAACTCCCCCTTTGTGCGGGGGTTAGTCATTATTTTTCCGATAGCCGAGCATCGTATCTTAAAAGCAGTCATAGGGCGTTTAGCATTTCGGTTTGTGAATCTGTTAACTGGAAGGTGCTAGTAATTTTTTCCTTCGTTACTTTGCCGTCTACGATAGCTTTTAGTGCTTCTTGAAAGCGTTTAGCGTCTATGCTAGGTAGTTTCTTTACTTGTTCGCCGCTTGCGTCCGTGTCTTTGTCGGTTACTAGACCTAGAGCCGCAGAAAGCGCATAGCGTCTGTAATAAGTTACGCCAGACCCAAAAGCTTGGTAGTCATTCATTCCCTTTAATGCAACGTAAGGAATAGCGCATTTGCTTTCTAGACTTTCGCCGCTTTCACAATGGAAAATAATAGTATTTACGTAGTTAGTGCTTTCGTCAGACGTTAGTACTTGCGTAAAGCCTAGCCCGTGTTTCTTTAGAAGCGGGTTAATTACTTCGAAAATCTTTGGTAAGTCAGCATATGAATAGCCGAAGCCTTGCGTTCCTTTGTGAATTACTGGTACTTCTTGCTGAAAAGCCGCAAGCGCTGTAAATAAGTGTTTCATAGTGTTTTGTTTTTAAACGTTATTTATATGCAAATATATACATATTTTTAATATACAAGCAAATTATTTTATTTTTCTAAAAAAACTTTCGTTGGTAGCAGAATTCCTTTACTGGTGTTGTCGTCCCCGCCTACTATGTCGCGGTTCGTGTTTACGTATTTACGGCAAAGTTCTTTTAATTTGTCCGTTTCAATAATAATTAGGTGGTAGTCGCTTAACCAGTAGCACCAGTAAGTTGCTTGCGTTGTACTTATACCGCTACGCTTACCCCTACTTTCGTACTCTACAAATATGTTCTTTGTTTCTATGGCCTTAAAGTCGCGTTTTACTTCTATTGTTTGGCCTATAAGTTCGCCTAGCATAGTTTCGTATTTCTGTCCTATTTCTAGGTCGTATTTAAAGTCGCTGTTATAGTTCATTTTAAGTCTTTCGTTTTTTGCTTGTATACGGCTATTATTTCTTTTATTTCTTCTACGCTCCAGCGCTTTTCTAGATGTGCGCGGCCTTGTAGTTCTATAAGTTTGTCTGCGCCTATTCGTTTTTCTATGCCTATCTGGTAGTTAAGAAGGTTACCAGACAGAAACGTGTTACAATGTTCGCATTGTAGGTGGCAATTATACTCATCAAAACGGACGTTTGAGTGTCCGCCTTGACTATAGTAGTGCCCGCAGTTCTTTTTCTTTGGTGGCTGGTTGCAAGAAATACACGGCTTGCCTTCGTCGCGTTTACGTATGTACGCGTTAAATACTTTTTGGGCTTCTTTAAGCCAGTCGCTAGTTGTTTTTAGTTCGTTAGTCCATTTCTTTTTCGTGTTTTTCCAACTGGCAGTCTTTACTTCTTCTACAAAGGCCTTAATACATTCGTCTTTTAAGCAGTATTTATGGTTGAAGCGGATAGGCTCGAACTTGTCTTTACAATTTTTACAGCGCGGCATAGTTAAAAATTACTTGTTTTTATTTCCATTTCTAGTTCTTGAACTTTACGCATAAGTTCAATGTTTCGGCGGGCTAGTACGTTATTCTCGCGGCTTATTGATAGCGCGTGTTCGTATAGGTCTGTAAACATTTGGTAAGCTTCTGTTAGTTCCTTTTCGGATTGTAGCGCACCAGTTATGTAAGCCTTTGCTTCTGGTCGTTTGGCTTCTATTTCGTTTCTAGCTATCTTAATTCGTTCTTTGATAGACCATAGATTAGCCTTTGTTTTAATTATAAGTAGTCCTAGTTCCATTAAAATTTAGTTTGGTGTTCTGGTTTGTAATATGTTCCCCTATTTGCGTAAACGCGGTTGCCTTTATAGTCCAACATATAGTACTGGTAGCGGTCTACGTCTAGAAACATTTTGTAAATTCCGTTTTTACTTACGCCTTTCGGCTTACTCTTTGCTACTTTTAGGTGTACTTCGTTTTTTTCTGCACCCGTTCCGTCGCCGTTAGCCAGTCCGTAAGGTGGTCGCCACGGAATTAACACGCTTAAACCTTTTCTAAACCATACTTGGCCACCCGCAAAGTCGCGAGCGCTAGGAATAGGAAAATAACTTACGTCTGTGCCAGCTATTGTTTTACCAGTTATCATAGGCTGGTCGCGAACGTGGTTAATAACGCAGTTATGTCGTCCAGTTTTACGTGCGTTCTTCCTTACCATTCCTAAAATGCGGCTTAAATACTTGTCTTCACGTCCCAAGTCGCTAGCTATGTATTCTTCGCTTAATTCATTCCAAGGGTCTATAGTAGTAGTATGTATTTTAATACCTTCTTTTTGCTCTATTTCGTCTATAAGGCTGTAGAATTTCGTAATAGTTAAGTCTTCGTCAATAGGGTCTATAACTATGAAGTGTTCGTTTACAAACATTTCAGCGCTTACTTGTTCGCCATTACTCATAGAGTTTTGACCTTGTACGTATGGCTTACCGATATATTTGTAGCATAGTTCTGCGTATATTTCCGCCGCGCTTCCAGTTTCTGGACTGAATATAGCGTGACGCCAGCCGTGTAAACACGAAAGGTTTATAAGAAACTCAAACCAAAGTTCTGTTTTACCGCTTGCGGGTGCCGAACCTATGTAAGTAGTACAGCCTTCTTTAATTGTAAAGGGTAACATATCCCAGTCCCAGCCTACGCTTTTACCTTTCACGTCTTTTTGTAAGCGTATTTCAAACATTTCGGCGTTTAAATTGTGTAGTCTAGTGTACATTTAGCAACCCTCCCAAGTATTTTGAATATTAAGTTTAATTTCTGCTATGTATGGTAGTGTATTTAAAAGAGTTGCTTTCCAGTTTAATATAACTTGTTTTTTACCTCCTTTATTTGTACACCAGTCATTCGCTTTCCAGCTTTCATATTTAAGTTTTAAATCTGTTTGGTTAACCAATGGCTTATTTTCAATAGCATATTTTAAAAACTCTTCAAATGTAGGTATAGATATATTCTTTATTTCTTTACCTTCTTCTATTGGTGTCGTTTGATTTTCTTTTGATTTTCTTTTGCGTTTCGTTTGTGTTTCGTTTGTGTTTTGTTCGGTTTGGTAATTATCATAATTACAGATAGTTATCTGTGTCGTTATATTGTCACAAACAAGCTCAATCATTGAATCTTTTTGAAGCAAATTTAAAAACCTTCTTACTTTAGATTTGTCCCAATTCCAACGCTTACCCCAGCTTTCTAAACTCAAAATACTTTGACCTCTTTTAACTTCGTAAAGCTTACCTTTAATTATAATTTTTGCATCAATATAATTAACATTTAAAAGAAGGTCGTACCAAGCCTCTAATTTACTGTATACACGCCTTTCACTATATAGCCAATGTTCAGTTATTGACCTATGTATTTTAATCCAGCCGCTCATATTGAATTTTTTAAAGCTTTATGTACATTAATATTTGCTTGTTCGGCATTTTTAATTCCAGATAAAAGCCTTTCATTTGTCATTATAGTAGGTAATTCTTTACCTAATTCAATGTACAATTTTTTATCCGTTAAACCATTTGAATAATTGCAACAATAATAGAATTTGTTGTTTAAATTTTCTTTTGTACATTCAATTAAATACCAATCATTTTTACTTTCCATTTTGTTAAATTTTTAAGCAATAAAAAAACCCTCGTAAATCCATAGGCTCTCACATCTACTTCATTACAAGGGTCAATAATTCCTTTAGGTTCTATGGTGTGAGAGCGAACCGCTTACAAATATAACGTTTTAATTTGAAAAAGGTTGCATCTGGTCTTTATATTTTTCGTACAAACCTATTTTTATCCGTCTTTGTATGCGTTTAACGTCGCGAAAATTGGTAGCGTCCAGAATGTCTTGGCGCAAGTCGTACCCTTTAATTTTTCTTTTGCGTTCCATAGGTACGTAAATACTTCCTTCTAAAGCTTCGCGCAGTACGTTAGTTTCTGCTATGTATTCTGGGTCTTGATAACTCATTAAGTCGGCGTGGTTACGTAGTCCGTGTATAATAGTTGCATGATTTTTTCCGAAAATTTCCCCTATTTGCATAAGGTTAAGCTGTAAGGCTCTTAACTCATTCATTAAGTAGTAACGCTTGTATATGTAAAAACGCTGTCTGTTTACTTTGGTTAGTTCGTAGTAGTCTATTAGTTCGTGTATTAGTTGCAGTCTGTCCTTCATATTTCCGTTATTTTAAATATCCCGTCGTTAAACATTCCAGTATTTAGTAAGTCCGACTTTTTCCAGTAGCACAGACTTTTAGAAGTAAATACCCATTCTTGAAGTATCTTATTTCCAACGTGGTAAGATAGTTTAAATCTCATATTTCTTGCATTTTAATTTCACAAATTCGGTTATAAAGGTCTTCGTTAAAGTTAGTCCAGTATCGGTTAATTCTGTAGCGGTTAAACGAACCAGCTATTCTCGTCGAAGTTGTCGTAGTAGTCTTCCCATTCAGAGTCATACATTCTTTTTCCGTAGGTAATAAGGTGGTCCAGCGCTTCGTCTGCGTCTGCGAGTGGTGTGTTTTCTTCAAATTCATAGTTATATATTTTAATTGTATCGGTATCATTGTACCAATTTATTACTAGTTGTATTTCTACGTTCCCTATTTCTTCGCCCGTGCGGTTGTCTAAAACACGGACTTCTATACAGCCGTTACTATCTACGTTAGTAAGCTGTTCAAATTCGAATTTACTATTTTCCATATTTTCTGTTATAAACTCCTTGTGCGTATTTAGACCAGTCGCCCTTTAATTCGTAGGTCTGTTTTTCAAGTTGGTTATTTTCCGTCTTTACGTCTAGAACTGGGTAGGTATTGGTGGAACAAAGCCACACTAACACGGACGCAATAGGTAAAAAGAAAACTAGAATATGTTTAAAGAAGTCTTTGTCTTCTTGTTCTAGTTCGCGCCATTCGGCTCTTAAGTTGTTTAGCGTTTTCATATTATTGGTTTTTAGAATTGATTAGGTTTAACATATCTACAGCGGTTACCCACCTAGCACGCGCTAGTTTAGCGGCTTCGCTGTCTTCGCCAAATACTAGCTTTGCATTTTGTAACGCTTCATAAAGCTTTGCTTGTTCTGCGTCTAGCATTAAAATAATTTCGTTCGTTGTCATAGTGTTATCGTTTTTGTATATGCAAATATATGTACTATTTCTAACCTACCAAACTTTTTAACACATTTTTTTCACATTTTTTTTATTTCCTAGTATTTACGGGGGTTACAGACGCAAAATATTTTTACATAAAATAAAAAAGCCACCCCGAAAGGTGGCCTAAAACTATGAAACGAAGACAAATTTACAAAGGAAATTTATAGCTATCTATGTTTTTGTAGATATTCTTTACGTTGTCGCGTTGTAGTTCTTCGCTTTGGAAAACTAAAATGCGCCCGCCAGTTGGTTTAACTGGTGCACCTCGTTCAACGTGCCAGCCTTTAGAGCCGTCGCCGTATTCTTCTTTATATGTTCCAGTTAACATTAAGTGTATGTTCTTATGTACGTGTTTGTAACCATTCTTCGCATTGAAAGCGGTTGTTTCTCTTACGTCGTTACGGCTAGCGTTTTCGTGAATATGGCCCATAGTAAAAACGTCGAAGTCTTCGTACATTTCTAGGGCCCTAGTAAGATTAAGCGCACCCTTTGTAACTACACCACCACCGCCAGAGCCGTGAAAGTATTTTACTTTAAAGGTTGTAAAGATGTTACTATAGACATTCTGGCGAACAATTAGCCACCCACCATAGCCGCCAGTATAAACATTCGACCCATTCTTATAGTTAAGTAGGTCTACAAAGCGCTGTAGTATGTCTGTTTCTTGGTATTTTATTATGGCTGTTTCGTGGTTGCCGTAACCTATTACAGAAATAATATGCGCGTATGGGCTAAACCATTCTACAGCTGTTTCTACAATGCTGTCTAAATACTTCGTGTTGTTATGTTCTGGTCGAATGTCGGACTTATTCCCTCGCTTGTCGCCGCGTCCTTGCATTAAACAGAAGAAGTCGCCGTTAATCATTACGGGAATGTTGTTTTCTAGGCAGTAATCTAGGTCGCGTTTTAAAAGCTTCCAGTCACACTTTGGGTTGTCCCAGTGCAAGTCCGACAGCATAGCTATTTTTACTTCTTTTCCCGAAAGGATTATTTCGTGGATGTTTTTTGCGTGTTTTTTTACAATCATAAAGGTAATTTAGAAAACTTAAGAAGCCAGTTTGTAATAAACCCAGCCCCAAAGCCTATAATAAACAGCCACAAGTTAGGCTTTTTATTTTTATTTCTTTCAGTTTTGTACTTTACGACTTCTACTTTTTCTATGAGTTTAAGCGTGTCGCGTTTCAGTCTGTACTCTATTCGTGTTTCTAGTCGCGTTTTAGGCACGTAGGAACGCTTGTAACGCACGATAGTATCTTTATGGACTATTACCCTTTCCCACGCTATAGAATCTCTTAAAACGTACGGAATTGAATCTATTGAATTTATTGTAATAGTGTCGGCTATAGTGTCGCATCTGTAACCCTTCTTAATTGCCTTACGGACGTGGTAATTAGCTGTGCAACTTGTCACAAAAATTGCCAATATTAGCGACAAAATAAGGGTATAAGCTGAAAATAGTTTACTTTTCATAAGGCTATAGCTTTAAAATTCGTGAATAAGGCAATAAGAAACTAACTTTTCACGCTTTAGTAGCTTAATCATTTGGCGATAGTTAGCAATATTGTTTACTACTTGGCAACCAGCGGACCACCAGCCGACGTTAGTACCAGCTTCTTTGGTTAAGTCGTAGGTGTTTGGGTGGAAGTTAATACCGAAATAACCTTCTTGAAGTTTGCCTTGTTCTTCGGACTTGTCGTCTTTGTCTGTGTCCCTAAATACCTTTACTTTATTTCCTAGCTGTAAAAGTGCTTCTACTTTGCCGTTATGTTTTCCGTATTTCCATACGTTATAATACCATTCGTCAGCTTTAAGTACAGCCGCGCCGTCTTTGTTTACTTTTTCGAACTGGCGAAGTGTAGGAGTTCCAGCGTTGGTAGTCGCAGAAGTTACTAGCACAAAGTCTTCGTTTTTAAATAGGTAAATCTTGTCGTCAAAGCGGTTCGGCAAGTCGTCTAGATCGGAAGAG